GAGTGCCGAAGCCGCGTTGACCGCGCGCCTCTTCTTCGGTCAGCGTCATGACCGAGGATCGGCAATTGAAGTGCTTCGGCGGCGAGTGCGTCCGCCACCAGGGATCGTCGGCAGGGAGAACGGTGCCGTCGCAGGCTTTGCAGACGGTCGTGATTCGCTCGTCCAGGATGGCGTCGAACATCCAGAAGGGCCGGTCGTCCAGGACGTCCGGGTCGATGGCTCGCTGGTAGCGGCCCGCCGCGTAGGCGGTCTGAAGGTTCGTGCGGAAGATCGTTTCAAGCCGCCACGAGGGCGCCTCTACCGAATCGCCCCACGCGCTGACGAGGGCCGGGCCCACCTCGCGCTTGAAGTCGTCCAGCGTTGAGCCGTTCCGGATGGCTCGCTGAATCGCCTTGTAGGCGTCTTGCACGAGGTCCAACTGAGCAACGCCCGCGACGTAGAGGGCGCGTTCTGCGATGGCTTTGCGCGTGGCTGCGCGGATGGCGTCCGTCATCGGAACGCGTTCCTCGAACCACTGAATGGCCTCGTCGAACGTGACGGCGTCGAACGCCACGTCGGGCCACGTGTCAGCCACGATCTTGCTCCAGCGACACGCGCCCCGCCCGGTCGGCGAGGGTGAGCGCCTGCTCGACAAGGCGTTGCAGGCGGCTCGGCCGCATGGTCTTGAAGGCTTCCGTGATGGCCGACTCGGCCTCTTCGAAGGAGCCCGCCGCTTCGATGGCTGAAAGGACCTTCGCAAGGTCCTCGTCGAGTGTCGCGGCAGCCGCCTTGCGGGCAGCATCCACGGTGTCGTCGACGAAGCGTTGACCGCGAACGACGCCGCGGTTGCGGGGGAGGCTCAAGCCGCTCTTGGTGAACGCCTTGGCGCCATCCTGCGGCGGGTCTTGCGGGTCGGCAGGAGGGTCCTGCGTCGGGTCGGGCGGAGGCGCCTGGGGGTCGGCCGGGGGAGTAGGATCGGGCGGCGCTTCGGCGAGAAGCGGGATCCCGCGCTCTTCCAGCATGGTATCGACGTCGACGCGGGGCGATGCTGCCTTCAGCTTCGTGATGCCATCGGCGAAGGCCGACGTGCCCTGGTCCTCGGCGAGCTGGTCCTTTTCCTCAAGAACCGCGCGAAGCGGCCACGGGGCAAGGTCGGACTTGCCAAAGTTCGCGTCGGCCCAGTACGCGAGGTATTTGTCGTGTTCCCACGTCGAAAGGGCGTCCGCGCAGTTCTTCCGAACCTGCCCGAACATGTTCTCTTGGAACGTCGCACCGGTCCCGACGGAGCCGTCAACCTCGGTCCCAAGGTTCTGCGCGAGGATGGCAATCGAGATGCGGCGGTTCGCCGATCGCTCGGCGGTGTCGAACGCTTCCCAGGCGCGCGCCATCGACTCTACGAGCCGAATCTTGATGCCGGGGGGAGGCGCGATACCTGCGCCCGCGCGGATGGTCCGCATGCGTGCAGCGAGCTCGGTACGGAACTCTTTGCCCGCAGCGCCCATGCCCGCCGTCATCCCGCCAGGGCCGGGGCCGTCCGTCTCCGCAACGAAGAAGGCGCCGCCCTGCCGTTGCAGGTAGTGACCGCGCTCCGTGTCGCTCAAGTGCTTGGTCAGGTAGGCGCGCGCAGCGGCACGCCAAGGGCCGAACATCGCCGGCTTCTTCTCGCCGTAGGGCGTGAACAGCACGAACTGAGGATCGTTCTCCTCGATGGCAATCTCGTGGCCGTAATCGAGGCCCAGCGACGCCTTCGTGGTGACGCGGACCTTCCACTTCTTCGTCGACGAATCCCACCGAAGGTGGCGCGGATTCCACGTCTTCATGACCGGAACCTCGCGATTGCCGATCTTCTTCCAGACCCTCTGCGTCAGGCTGACACCGAGGAAGAATCCCCAGAAGAAGTTCCGCGCCGCTTCCGCCGCTTCGAAGATCTTCCAGTAGTCCTCTTGCGTTTCAAGTGCCTTCACCGGGCGCGAGCGACCATCGAAGGTAAGCGGCGCGCCAAGGACCGAATCGCGAAGGGTGCGCGTCGCCGAGAACACGCGGTCGTCGGCGAGCATGTCGTCACACAGCATCGCCGCAAGCGAGAAGTTGCCCGCGTCCGCGTAGCTTTCCGCCAGGTCGATTTGCTCGTCCGTCCAGCCCACGGGCAAGCGCAGCGAATCTGGCTCTTCCCAGGATTGAATGTCGGACTTGTTCACCATGAGTGGATCTCGGTATCTTCGAAGGAGAGGACGTCAAACGCGCCCGCGAGCGCGTCGACTTGGTCGTCGTGCGGGTCTTTCACGCCCGTGAATCCGAGGACTTCGGCGAGGAAGTCATCGGCCCACGGCGCCTCGTTTGGCAGGTGAATCTTATGGGAGTTCCACGCGGCGGCGACAGGCTGCGCACGCTGGAACTTGTCGGCTTTCGCCCGCATCCCGGTGATGGGAAAGTCGGCCATCGCGAAGAAGTCGATGGTCGCGTTTTCGGTGCCGCCGATGTACGCAACGCGCGGTGCATGCGGCCATTGGGCGCAGAATTCCGCCGCCTCGTTGAGGAAGTCGGTGATTCGCGCTTGGCGGCGCAGAACGTCGAGAACGTAGATGCGGCCTTCGGGGTCTTGACCGAGGGCTACCGCAACCGAGAAGTCGGACGTCTTCTTCGTCGTGTAGGCAAAGTCGAAGCCGATGACGATGCGAAGGTTCGGCGGGATAGCGCTTGCGAACGACGGTGTCCCTTCGAAGACTGCGCCGCCTCGCGGGCGGGGTTCGCCCTGGTAGAGGCTCGCCCACGTGTAGGCGTTCGCCATCTTGGGGCGAAGCTCTTCAATCGGCCAACGTTCGGGCCAGAGGGTCGTCCCGTCGTCGTTGACGGCGGGCATGGAGATATGGGGGCTCCACCGCTTTGCGGGGTCGTTCGCATGTACCCAGGCGATGAGGTCGTCAGGGGTCCACCGCGTGTGGAAGACGAACACCGAGCCGCCTGGTTCGAGGCGGGTTTCGGCGACGTCGGCCCACCAGTCGAGAAGGTTCTGGCGGTAGGCGGGAGACTCGGCCTGTTGGCGGTTCTTGTAGGGATCGTCGACGATGAGGAGATCGAGGCCCTTGCCGGTCAGTGCGCCGCCGACGCCACCAGCGACGAGGCCGCCACCCTGGGTCGTTTCCCAGTGCTCCAAGCGGTTGCCCGCAGGCTGAAGCTGTAGGCCGCGCTCAACGACCCACGATCGAACCTTGCGCGCTTTGCTGCGGGCGAGGGTCGCTTCATAGGTCAGGTATCCGCATCGCTTGTGCGGGAACTTGAGGAGCGTTTGCGCCAGGAACGCGAGACAGGTCTCGGTCTTGGCGTGGCGCGGGGGAGCGTGTGCCGTCCCGCGGACGGGCTCGGTCCACGACCGCTCGAACAGTCTGACGAGGGGGTCTAGGTGCCGGGGAGCAACGTTGCCGCGGGCGAGGGTAGGGACGAACTCGTAGAGCCCGCCGTCATTCCGCCTCGTCGTCGCCGGCTTCAGGAACTGCGCGCGCGTCTTCTGGTACCCCTCCACCTTCCGGATGAGTGCCAGGGGTCCCGCTGCCATTGAGTACCGATGCCGCGACGTCGAGATCGCCGAAGCGTCCGAGGCTCCGGCTCATGAGTTCCGAGACTTTTGCGAGGTTCAGCGCCGCGTCCGTGTCCGTGTCGGCGAGGACGGCGATCCGCTCGTGGATCGTCTTGATGTGCCCGAAGCCGCTTTCCAGGCAGTTCGCCCGCGCCTCGTGCCAGGTCGCTTCTTTGCGAGCCGTGGCGAGTTGCACCTGCGCGGTCCGAACGGTCAGCCTTGCCCTGATTTTCCCGGCAAGGACCTCGTCCGACTCCGCTTTCTTCTTCCAGTACCAGAGGGTCCGCTCGGCGACGTCGTGCTTTGCACTGGCCACTGCGGGCCCTTGCAGGATCATGCAGACGACCGCGTCGGCCATCTCATCCGGGGTTGTCTTGGTCGCCATCGCCTTGCGGGAGGCCCACGAGAGGGCGTCCCTATAGGACTGAGAAGGACGCCCACCCAGTTCCACCTAGTTTCACCCGTAAAAGCGACAAGGGCCCTTCATTTAGGCGCTTCGACGGACGACGGCGGTCTCCAGGGCGGTCAGTCGCTCGTCAAACGCGTCGCTCTTGGCCTCGAGATCGTCGAGTCGGTCGTCGGTCGTTCGGGGGTCGAAGAACGCAGGGGCCACCTTTTCGAGGGCACGAAGGTTGATGAGGATCTTCCGCCCGGCGCGGATGGTCCACCCGTCGCCTTTCGTTTCTCTCAATCTTTTCAAGCGGTCACGCACCGTTGCACGGGGCAGGTGCAAGCGCTCTGCAAGCTCGGAAATGCTGATGAGGGAGGCGGGGGCGGGGTCGGTCATCGGGCCATTTCATTGATCGCGAGTTGGGGGTACATCGACCGCGTGAAGGCGTGCAGCGCCTCGTCGACGAGGGCTTCGCAGCGCTTGCGCAGTCCCGCCTCGTCCTGACGGGCGGCGGCCTTGGCGGCCTCGTGGACGGTCGTCTTGGCGAGCTCGGCGCGGCGCTGGATGCTGGGGAGGAGGAGCGCCACGCGGGCGAACTCGGGGATCCCACGGACGGCCACGGCGCGCGGAGAACGGGCCGTGAAGCGCGCTTCCAACACCGCCTTGTGGTGAGACGTCAGCGGCTCGAACGCGCGGGAGACGCGCGTCAGGCGCCTCCGTGCCCCCTCGCGGTGCTTGGTGTCCGGGTAGGGGTCGACGAAGTGACGGACGCCGGCCCCGCCTGAGCCCCTGGCACCGCCGTCGGACTCTTCCAGGACGTTCCAGCCTGACGAGCGCAGCCCGCACGCCTCGCCTTCGGCCTCGGAGAAGTACCACTCGATTTCGCGCCGCGCGATGTCGCCGAAGGACTCTTTCATGACTTCGCCTCGTCGAGAAAATAGAAGGTGGGCAACCGGTCTTCTTCGTAGTGCGTCCAGGCAAAGAGGTCGTGCGAGCCCGAGCCAGCGGCGACGTAGGGGCGGAGCCAGCGCAGGAACGAATCCATTTCCCTGTGGTAGTTCTTCCGGCTCATTCGAATGTCCAGCACGTAGCTGTCCCAGAAGTCGTCGATCTCTAACGTCGCATGCTGGCACGGGAAGTCTGCGCTTCCGCCGATGGCGAACGGCCAGGCGGTCCCGTTGCTGTCGACGACTTCAATGTTTTCCCGCTCGCCGACTAGGCGATCCAACGTGTGCCAGACGTCGTTTGGCAGCTTCACAAGGCGGCAGCCCACCACGAGTTCCGTATACATTCCCATCACTTCGCCCTCTCCGTCCAAAGCACCACCTCGAACCCCGGCGTCTCGCCCCGCTTGATGCGTCGTTGCGCGTAGGACCACACGTAGCGGTCGCTCCCGTCGTCGATGCCGAACGCTTCCGCGATGCCGTCTCGCACCGCCTTGAAGGCACTCGGCAGGTTGTCGTCGTCGCAGGTCGCCGTGGAAAGGCGCGTGAACGCGACGTGGATGCGGCCGCCCGGGTGAAGCATCTTGCGGATGAAGTCGGGATACTTCCGCACGATGGCCTTCCCGTGTTCGCGGTCCTCTTGGTCGGTCGCGTGGCGCTTCCGCCAGTGAATGTGCGCGTTGGTCCGCGCCGTGACGACCAGGGTTGACCGGTAGGCGCCGCCCCATACGGCTTCGCGTGCGGCGACGATTCCGGTCAGGTCAGAGATCTTCCCCGGCGTCCGCTTCTTCGGCGTCGCCTTCCGCTTCCCCGGCGGGGCGAGGGTCGCGAGGTAGTCGGCGGCGGTCATTCGCATGATGGGCCGTCCCACTTGCCGGTTTCTGGGTCGATTTGCCGCGCAGCGCACTCGGCGTCTACCTTCGCTGGCGGGATCCCCACCGGCGCTGCCCCATTCAGTTCCGCCTGCTTGCGCAGATACGCTTCTGCCGCGTCTGCCGACGGGAATGACGTGGCGTTGCATCGGTCCGGTCCCCAAAACCCGCCCGCGTAGGCGTTGAAGAACATCGTATCGGCGCATTGCACGCCTTTTAAGCAGGAGAGGTACCAGCCGGTAGGCCATTCCGACACCTTGACGTATGGCAGGATGTCCCGATTGATGCGTCCGTTCGGCTCGCTGGGGGGCGAGGCTTCGGCGGGCATGGCGTACTCAACGGCCTCGTCTCCGACGAACATGACGCCAGTCCGGGGGGACGTCGGCTCCGTTGCCGCCTTCGCCTCCCGCTTCAGCCGCTGCACGTTGGCCATGAGCAGCGCGTAGCCGGCAAGGTCCAGGTAGGCGTCCTCGCCAGCCGCAAGCGGGTCCTTGGCGATGCGGCCTAGCTTGTCTTGGATCCGCGCGTTGAAGAGGATCCCTTCCAGCGTCTCCGGCGGGACGTCCTGGTACATGCCAGCGAGGATCGTCGGCACGCGGGCGAACGAGTCGCCGTACGCCGCGTTCTTTTCCTTCAGGATTCCGGCCAGTTTCGCCGCGAACTCGTCGATTCCGTCTACTGCGCTCATCGGCCGCCATCCTTCGGCACGGGAATGGCGACGGGAGGCGCATCCCATGCCGGATCGTCTTTCCAGCCGGCGCCATAGACGAGCGTTGATCCGGCCTGGTAGCCATGGATGTAAGCGTCGCGCTCGGCGGGGGTGATGTAATCGGGGGCGACCATCGATGCGCGGCGAGAGGGGCCGCCAATGCTCGCAAACGGGACGCATTCGATGCGGTCCTGTGCCGCGTCTTGGACCCCTCGGTCAAAAGGCGCGCCCGTGTAGACAACCTTCGTCTTGCCGTTGTGGCCGTGGATGCGCTCCAGGGTCTTCAGGTCGTCGTAAACCGCGGTGCTCTTTGCGTCCGTCTTCCAGCGAAGCGCGCACGTGCCATCGGAGAAGATGACGCCCTCGGCGATGATGCCGGTGCCCGAAATGCCAGTTTCGTCTTCGATGCGATGCAATTCGAACGTCTTCACGCTGCCTCCACGATGGCCTTGAGGTCGGCCGGCAACTCGCCGGATTCCCAGAGTTTCACCAGTTGCCGCGCGAGCCGTGCCGCCTTCGCACGGCGCTCCGCAGCCTTCACCCGCTCACGTGCGCGGTGGTGCTCAAGTGCCCGGCGCACCTTCCGCTCTTCCGCCTGACGCGCCGCCTTCTCCGCAAGTCGCGCGAGGTGGTCGCCTGCCTTCGCCACGCGTGCCGCAATGCGACGCTCCGACGGGGGAACGGTCGCCTCGCCACTCGGCTTCGGCTTCGGCTTCGGCTTCGCGGGGGAAGCCTTGCGAGCGGCCGCCTTCTCGCACCGCTCGCACGGATCCGGGGGCACCGTCACCGAGGCGCCGCGGAGGACGCGGAAGGGCTTGTAGGCGAGGTGCCCCTTCGGACACGTCACGACGACGTCTTCCACCCCATCCAAGCGGGGAACGCATCGGCGTGTGATGTTCCAGTGGCTCACCATTCGCGCACCTCGTACTCTTCCGCGTCGACGAACACGGTTTGAACCGGCTCGAACTTGAGTGCAACAACGCCCGTTTCGCCGGCACGTTGTTTTGCCACGATACCCTCCGTGTGTCCAGCGGGTTTCGGCGACTGAAACGCGTTTTTTTGACCACCACGCGTCGATTGACCTTCCTCGCCGTAGTAGCCGGGCCGGTAGAGAAGAACGATGTTGTCCGCGTCCTGCTCGATGGCCCCAGATTCGCGGAGATCGGCCATGGTTGGCCGCTTGTCCGCCCGCGTCTCGACGACGCGATTGATCTGCGAAAGCGCGATGATGGGGATCCGCAGGTCCTTGGCGAGGCCCTTCAGTCCACGCGTGATGCCTGCGATCTCTTGCTCGCGGTTGTTCTCCTTGCCAGTGCCACTCATCAGTTGCAGGTAATCGATGATCACGAGGCGAAGTTGCTTGCCCGCCTTGAGGCACGTGGCTGCGAGTTGCTTGACGCCGTTCGCGACCATATCAATGGTTGCGCCGCTTCTGTCGTCAAACAGAATAGACGTCTTCGAAAGCAGGCTCGCGGACTTGCTAAGCTTCTTCCAGTCCACGTCGCTAAGGCGCCCCGTGCGCACCGTGTTCATCGGGATGTTGGCGTCGCCGCACACGACGCGCCCGGCGAGTTGGTCCGCCGGCATTTCGAGAGCGAACACGCCGACGACGGGGATCGGCGTGTCCTCGTGCATCAGTTTGCCGCCGATGAGCTTGCCGCTGGCGACGGCGAGGGCGACGCCCATGGCAAGCGCCGTCTTGCCAGCACCAGGGCGCGCAGCGACGATCGTTAGGTCGCCGGGGTGAAGGCCACCGAGGACGGCGTCCATCCCGTGGATCCCCCACGACGGCGGCGGCTCACCACCGCGATCCTTCGCCATCGTGAAAAAGTCCACCGTTGCGTCGCGGAACGACTTCCAGTGGCTCCCACGCGCCGTGTCGGTCGCGATAGCGGCGACATTGGTCATCGTCCCCGTCGCGATCTGGTCCGCGAACGCCGTCACGTCGGCGCCGGGGTCGCAGGTGTAGATCTCGGCAAGGCGGACCTGCATCTCGCGGGCGAGGGCCCGCATGCGCGACCGCGCTTTGACGTCGGCGACGTACTGCGCGAAGGTCGTCGGCGTACTGGTCGAGTCCAGGATCTGCGTCAGGTAGGCCATGCCACCCACCTGGTCGAGTCGCCCCGCGTCCCGAAGGCGCGTCCCGATGGCGATCATGTCGACGGTCACGCCAGCGGCAACAATCTCCCGAATTGCTTCGAAGATGCGACGGTGCGCTTCCGAGTAGAAGTCATCCGGCGCGACCCCAAGCGACCCAGCGACATCGATGGTCTCGGGGAAGCAGATCATCGCCCCGATGATCCCGGCCTCTTTTTCGAGGTCGTGCGGCGGGGCGCGCCCACCGATGTTCCGGTCCTGTAGTTCGGCCTCACGGGCCGTGTAACGCGGTTTTGAGAGTGCGTTGGTACCCATCCCCTATCGACCCCTTTCCATCGCTTTGAGCGTCGCCAGGAACTCTTCCGTGGGCGGCACAACCGGCCCGTCGAGTTTCCGCGGCACGATCGGCTTGTATCGAGACGGCGGCTCAGGCGCGGCTTCGGACGCAGCCCTCGCGTTGAGCCAGTTGATGAACGGTTTCGGCTGGTAGCCGCCCTTGCCCGCGAAGCCATCGCCCGCGCGGTCGGCGGCGATCCACTCGGGGACCAGGCGGCGGAGCTCTGCGCCGTGTTGGCCTCCCGTGAGTTCTGGGAAGTGGGCGTAGAGGGCCTGCCCAAGGTCCCGCCACACGAACGAGTTGGTCACGACGTGCGGCGCGCCGGTGACGGCACGGACCGCCTCGGAGAACATCGCGCCGATCATCGGGTCGGGCGCACGGGACGACAGCGGCGGCGGGTCGCGGTCGACGACCGGGCGGACGGCGGACGGGGCGGTCGTGATGGGGGCAACCGAAACCGGCTGCGGTTCGGTTTTCAAAACCGAGGGGGGAAACCCAACCCTCTCTTCTCTTCTGTTCTCTTCTTCTTCTTCTTCTAGTGGGTTATTCTGGGTTTCTGGGTTCGACTCTGAAAACCCATCGGAAACCGACGTCGGTTTCTGTGTTTCGGTACCTGGGTTTTCCGTCTTGCGCGGGCGGCCGCCCTTCTTGCCGTTTTCGCGAGCAATTTCAGCCTTGCGAGCGGCTTCCTCGGTCGTGACCTCGGAC